CGTCGACACTGTGCGCCACGAGAAGGGCACCGGCTGGATCTTCGACTACCTGAAGGAGCTGCACGACCGTAAACGGGTCCCCATCCGGGTCAACCCCGCCGCGGGGGAGGGGGCGTTCATCAAGCCCCTCGCCGAAGTCGAACCCACCCACCATATCACCGACGACCGGGGCGCAGAGATGACCCTCCGTGAGAACGCCGACATCGCCCTGATACAATTCGACTCTATCGCCAACCCGTCGTATCCCATTGAGGAGTTCGAGGAGGCACGAGCCACCATGCCGCCGGACGAGTTCGCCATGTTCTGGCGGGGGCTGGCGACAAAGCTCAGAACCATGATCTTCGATTGCTTCGACCGGGGCATCAACGTCGTGCCTCACTTCGAGATACCGCACGATTGGGTAGGAGGGGTAGGCATTGACCCGGTAGGGGCACACGTCGCCGCAGTGTGGGGCGTGTTGTCTCCACGGGACGGGAAGTTTCATATCTATCGCGAGTACCGGGAAGCGTTCGGCAAGACCACCACGGGGCACGCTCAGGCGATACTAGACCTGACCAACGAGCATATTACACGTTGGGTAGTGGGGCAGCCTTCGGAGCGACAGGCTAGAATGGACTGGCAGGGAGCGGGGATACCGGGAGAGCCGCCGCCATTCTCGGACTTGTGGGCCGGTATCGGGCGGGTGTACTCATTATTGAAATCCGGTGACATGGTAATCCATGACTGTTGCGAGGGACTACTATCAGAGATTGGAAGTTACCAGCGGGAGAAGGACAAGAGCACGGGGGCACTCACCGATAAAATCAGAGACAAAGGTTCGTTCGATTTGATTGACAGCCTGAGATATCTCGCAGCCTGGGTAACCGAACCTCGCGACAAAGCCGAAATCGTAGATATGCGACAACGAATAGTACCGTTTTGAGAGGGGGGGGGCTAAGATGGAACAGTTCGTTTTGTGGCTTGGGGAGTTCACTAGATGGTTTGTGGTCATCGGGGTAATTGTAATAGTTGCACTCTGTATCATGCTGAAAAGGCAGGACTAACATGTCGGAGCAATTAAGACTTGCTATTTACTGTGTATGCTTCATGTTAATGTCAGGATGTTTTATTGACACATTGCGCAAGAATGAATCAAGAGGAGCGTTGCCATTATTCGCCGCTCTGTGGCTTGGCAGTGCTGCTGGTATTGCTTTGTCAATGATGATTACAGTATCCATAGAGTTGGTTAAGGGGAGCTAACATGGAAAATATTGAACACCGTGAAGGCGAGGACTTGCTCCCGATTGGTACTCGTATCGTAAGTCGATGGAAAGATGTATATTCTACCGACTCAAGAATACAGGTTACCACGTGGGAGGTAGAGAGCTATCGACGGGTATTGGTCATGGGGCGCAGGGTGCTTGCCGAACAACTGAAAACTATTGATGTTTCTCACGAGGAACTACCTGACGAATACGTATTGCCGCTTGATGGTATAGGCAAATTCGTCAGAGAAATAACCGTGGCGAGACCTAGCGAATGATGGCGAATGATGACAAGATAGGTGGTTCTATTTGTGATGGTGTTCATGTTGACGGCATGATCTGGGGGTCGCACCAAAGCGGCCGTGACTGGTCTGGAGAAAATATACTGAAATGGGGAGCAAACATGGAGCAGAAATGTACGTTCAGGGTCGTCGGGAAATCAATTAGCTGTGCGGATGATGAAAGTCGTACTGTTTCTCTATCTATCATAGACGGGCCTTCGCCACCGATAGGTAAAAAACTGACAATAACTTGGGATTGTTGCGCGGATGAATATGGACGATATTGCAGGAATTGCGGCAAACCGCTGAGACGTGATCGTGTGTTCAAATGGTGGAAATGATTGGGGCAGAGGGAAAGATGTTTCATTTCAATGCCTGGAGATATGAGTACGAGGGGCACGAGGTGGTAGAATTGGCACTGCGGCAGGAAGGCGAGCGGGTGGCGATAATAATAACGCCTCGTGTTGCGGAGTTGATTGCGGCATGTATACCAGAGCGTGAGTGAGGAGGGTAACATGGAGATTTGTCAGAGTTGCGGCGCGAGGATTATCGCCGAGCCTGTGCCGACTGGCAGTACGAGTTTAGTTAAATCTATCACCGTGGACTTTACCGTTTTCGGTGGTATTATGCGTAGATGGGGGCTATGTGAACCTTGCACTGATAAGTTGCAGGACTTAGTACTGGGCTTCATGGGGGAACTGCCGCCGGGGGATGAACCAGAGCCAGAGGATCATAGATGTGATACGTGTTTTTTCATAACGCCCGGAGTATTTACGGGTTGCGCTCGCTGGGAAGAATGTATAAATAAACCTCCTTCTGGCAGCCATTGGAAACCGCGTAAAGAAGACGACGGCTCGGAAGTGCAAGAGACCGCTGATATCGAGGAGCTAGAGGAGACTGTCGGAGATGGGGATATTGCTACATCACCGGCCTATGCATGTTTCAGGGGACACCTTAACATCTACGCCGAGGCGGTTGTGCTGGATGAGAACGAAGAGTCAGCACCGTCAATCGATAGGATTATTGAGGTACTTATGGCCGGCCTTGATGGGGAGTGGTCGCTATCTGATAAGGTTCTGCGAGACTGTGCAGAACGTATTGCGGAGAATTTGGAATTGGGGGAGACATGAAAAGCATCGCTGACATTATGAAGGAACTGAACTGCGAATTTGAGTTTTACATTGCGCCAAAATGTAAAACAAAGCCGTTTGAGGATTTCGGCGATCCAGTTGTCTATCATATAGATAGCTGTGAAGTTGTCGAGCTTTCAACGGAAGAATACGAGAAACTACATCCCCCAATACGATATACATGCCGAGACGGAACCCCGATAGATGAGGCAGAGGGGTGGACTACAGAGGAGCTTGCAGAGATACGCAAAAATAGCGAGGGGGGGCTAATGACTATCCCTGGCGATATCCCAATTGTCCTTGATACCGGGGGGCAGGAGGCAACATGAGCGGCATGGCAATGAATAAAGCAGCTGTTGATTTGGTGGAATTGACGGAAGAATGTCTTGTGCTAAATGTGTCGCCAAGACGCTGGAAGGAATGGAAATTGCGCGTCCATGTCGCCTTTGCAATAATGGCTATCGGGGTGTGGTTGGCAGACAAGGTTGCGCCATTCGCGGTACACATGGAGATGGAACAAGAGGGTCAGGAGGAAACATGAACATACGAGAACGAGTAGGCCGGCTCTTTGTGGGCCAACAGATTGACGCCCAGCAACAGGGCCTTGACGTGCTACTGGAGGCATACCGGGACGGTCGCTATGTGCGGACGCCCGATCAACTGATGGGCCAGCTACAGGAGTTGGGTTCCTCGCAGATGATGGATCTCATATCCAGGTTGGGTCGGGAGTACATCGGACTAATTGGCGGACAGGACGACATGGAGGCCATGCGGACTTACTACGTCAATGAGTGCCGCGCCTTGTGGCAGACCGACGTGATGGGCCAGTGGGGTGTCTGGATGTGGACGAACTTCGGCTTCGGTGAAGACATTCAGATTCTACCGGAGGACGAGAAGGCGCAATCGGTCTGGCAGACGTTCTGGGACTACGAGGACAACGCCCCGATCTTGGGAGCGGATGGCTTACACCTCCAGTCGAATCAAGTTCTTTCGAGCGGTGAATTCCTGTGGATATTCTACATAGATATTCACGGAGTCAAACCACCACGGGTGCGTATTGTGCCGACAGAGGAAATAGTAGAGATTATCACCGAACCGGGAGACGATGTAACACCACTGTACTACAAACGGTCGTGGACGGGCAAGGGTGGTCAGATAAACACCATGTACTATCCTGACTGGTTGGCAGTGCGTGATCCTGAGAAGTTAAAGACAGCCGAGCTTGACGACGACATCGAACTGGCCGAGGAACACGACGCGAACACAATGGTCTGTGCTATTCACGTCGCTCACAATCGCAAGGTCTTCTCCGGCAATGGCAAGTTGCGGGGCTGGCCCATGTATTCTACCGGCGCACCGTGGGCCAGGGAGCACACCAGATTCAGAGAGAATCGAGCTTCTGTGTCGGCGGCGATTGCGATGCACGTCAACAAGGTCAAGGCGGATTCGGGCTCACGGGGAATTGACAACATCGTCGCTAACCTGCAGTCATCCCTGACCGGCGGGTCAATTGAGACCAACCCGGGGGCGGCGGCAGGCTCTACGTGGGTGGAGAACCAGGCACTTAACTTGGAACGTTTGGGCCAACAGACCGGAGCATCCGACGCCAAGACCGACGGGGAGGCACTGATACAAATGGCGGCATTGGGGGCGGGGTTCTTCCCTCACTACGCAGGCGCGGGGGATTCGTACCGGCTTGCTACTGCGACCGCTATGGAAGGCCCAATTCTGAGAGAGTTCTCCCGTTATCAGAACTTCTGGGGGGCACAGTGGCGCAAGATGGTCAACGTCGTCTTGTGGGCGGCGGAGAAGTATGGCAGCGTAGGAACGTTCACCACCTACAACGCTCAGGTCAGCACCGACCGGCTGATAGAAATGGACTTGTCGGATATTACTGCTTCCATGTCAAGTATGCTTCGAGACGGGCTGCTTCCCTACCTGCAACTGGGGCTGGTGAGTGATGAGACCGCACAGAAAATCCTACTAGCGACGTGGCAGACGGTCATGCAGGCGCTGGGCGTGGCGGACGTGATGGAACTGATACCTGATAATGAGCCGCTGCCGGAGGAACCAGAAGAGCCGCCGGAAGCGGAAGAGCCAGAGACGGAAGAGCCAACCGAAACATGGACAACGGCGAAAGAGAGGCGGGCGGCGGAGAATGTGAGACAGGAAATAGCAGTTGCCCATGCTAATGCTAATCTTGTTGCCGATATGGAATATATTCCGTCACCACCAACTGAGACGGAATTGCAGATGGTGCGGGCGTGGGGGAGCATGATGGACAGAATGGACATGTTTGAGGGCACGCTGAGGGAGTCGCACGACGGGATTGAGGTCAACGTGGTGTGTCCGTTCGACGACTGCGACGGGCAGATGGCGTACCGGTATCCTGACCATCCTCAGTCATTGTTGGTTTGTGCGACATGTGAGCGGACGTTCAATATCGACTTGGAATAGGGGGCTAACATGGAACAGTTTCTTCAAATTATTGTGGCTGCGATACTTATCGCATGGTTATTGACGCTAATTGGTTTATGGTGTATCGTTGGTTATTATATGTGGCAGACGATACAAACGAAGGATGTGAAGAAGAAAGGGGGCAACGATGGAAAAGGCGACGGCGAGACTCCTCGTATCTGGCATGAGTGAGAAGGACGTGCGCGATACACTTGTTGAGGCGTGGTGTGCCTCTGACGCTCAGGGTAATGTCATATACGAATTGGCGGCGCGAGTGGCTTCGCTTTGTGATGTTGAGATTCCAGAAACGGAAGGGGGCAACGATGACAAATAAACCCGTGATAGAAACGAGCGGTGTTAATTATTGCTATGCAACACAAAACTGGATCGTAACAAAGCTGGGCGGGAACATCGGCTACAGGGCATGGGGTGGGGATAGAGGAGAGAAAGCAAAGATACTACTTGAGACGCGAGATTTCATCAGTCCTGCGGATAGCCGGCGATACTACATGACGTTTGAGGAAGCCAAAGCGGTCAGGGACGCTCTGACCGCAGCACTTGAGGGGACGAAGCAGTCGGCGTGTATCCCATCGGATGCAAAGGTCACGGCGGAATGGGACGAGACTATACATGAATGCAATGAGCTGGAGGAGGGCATAACCCTCTTCAGAAGCGACCGTTTTGGTGGTCCGTGGGGTTTGTCGCTAGATGATTCCGACTTGATCGTCAGGATTAAGTATTGCCCTGGCTGCGGGAAGGAACCGGTATGAGCGTTGATGCGGTGATGTTTGTTGGGCTGTATACCAATAGCCACCACTGGCTTGGAGACAGGTTGCGCTATGAGTTCGGCCCGGAACATTTTGAGTTGCCCGCTGTATTTGTTATTTCAGAGTGCAGCCACTGCCAAAGCGGAAAGCCACATCGTTATGTGCATGATGGAATACCGCGGGACGCACGCCTGGAGGTCAAGCTATCTTTTCAGTATCTCTGGAAGAATCTCGCTACGTTAATCGGCATAGTCTACTATATCAGGGGAAGTTCTCCCGGCTGTAGTATCTGGGTAGGCGGTGACACTAGCGGCGTAGACTTGTGGACAAGAGAATTTGTACATGAACGTATCACGCCTTGGTTTTTAGGCACACAAGGGGGGCTAAGATGAAGATTGCAGGGTCAGTTATGGATATCGAGCGGGACGCGGATGAAGTGGGTGCGTGGTGGAAGGTCACCATCAAGACTAAGTGCGATATTCCAATCAGCACAGCGGTAACGGTTGAGTGGGACGATACTGTGCATCGGTGTGGAGCGTCAGTGTGGAAGGATCGGTTCATGCGCCGAAGTGGTGGCAAATGGTACGTGGTGGCAGAATGGAATAATGTCATGGGGGAGTTTTTGTTAAGCAATATTAGCGTTTGTCCAGACTGCGGGGAGAAGCTGACATGAACAGTGGTAGATTTAGTCTTGTCGAAGACCTGGGAAGTTGCGATGTCAAGTACAATGATCTACAACCGGACGGAACAAGACCTGTTATCGGTGGCATAAGGGGACCAGGATCGGTATGTCTAGTTGACAATGTGACTGGTGAGGAAATACAGGTCTCGCCAGCCTTCGTTGAGTGGCTGGAGTACCTGCGCGGGGAGAAGCTGGCATGAAGGAAACGGGGGATAACGATGAACAGGCGTAACTTTTTACAGATATGTTTCAGAACCGTCGGGGCGGTAGCGTTGGCTCCGTTGGTGAAGTTTGGGACGGCATCAGAAGCGGTGGGGATTCCTAGACTTCCTCCCCGACTTCCTGGCCAAGGTAAGATTCTGAATATGGGTGTTCTAAAGAAGAACTGTCGTGGTGGCTGGACTTTTACGGATTGGTTCATAGACATGGCAGATGCTGATAAAGGGGCTGCCGCACTTTATGTTGATGATAAGCAAGAAGCAACAGTCTGCGGTTATTCGCTAGATGAATTAAGAGCGTGGGGAATGGCATCAACCACCAACCATGCCGGGAGCAATAATGTTCATACCTCGTCAGACCCGTCAACAATTCCAGGCCCAGCTAGAGCGTGAGCAACAGGACGCCGAGCTGCTCAAGGACTACGCC